GGTGGTGGTGATGGTGGTGGTGATGGTGGTGGTGATGGTGGCGGTGATGGTGGCGGTGATGGTGGCGGTGATGGTGGCGGTGATGGTGGCGGTGGTGGATGCCCAGAAGGTACAGTAAAAACTCCAATTAGCATTTGCGGATGCAGCTGTAGCTGCTGCTGCCCAAGCACTTGTTGCAAGTGTATAAGATACACATACAAATGCGGAAAAAATTTAGCAACATGCCCACCAATTCCATGTGCTAATATTTTATTAAATAAAAACAACAAAATAAACACAGAAAGTTATGTTGAAAAAACAGGCAAATACGGACAATTAATAAAAAACAAAATAGAACCAAAGCATATTTGGAAAATATCAGAAGAATCTATAAATGAATTTCCTGAATTTAGCTTTGATCCAATTTATAGTAAAGATGGAAAATTTACTTTTGGTACGCCAGAATGGGATGAAAATGGAAACTTATATGCTGGAGTAAATTTGGGAGCAGGATCTATACCTTGTCCTATCGACTGCGCTATAGTGACTTTGATAGTGTGTGTTCCCGAAGATGGTTGCTTGGAATGTCCAGTAAACGGATTCATAAAAGCATCATGTGACGCAATTATAACTGCCGAAGTAGAATCGAATCCTTATAACAAAAAAGTATTTATAAATATAAATAACAGCGGAGAAGTAGCACAAGTAAAAGCCGGATCTTATATAAAGATAGATGTAAGCATAGGCGAAAAAAAAGAAAATTCTAATGATTTGGTTGTTCAAAGATTAGAAAAATTAGGAGTCGACGGTATTCCCGAAAACTGCCCTTGTTCCCTTGCTTGTTGTGAGTGCGTTGAATTTGGTGCGATAGATCCATTTAAAAATATTAAAAACAAAATAATATTCCGTACTAATAATTTGCAAAACGATAGAAAAAAAGTATATTTCAACAAAGAGCATATAATAAGAAATGTTTCAGAAAGATTGAAAAGAACTAAGAAACGTTAATCCAAAGACTTTAAAACATCTTCGACAATTGATTTCTTTAAATTTATAATTTTAACCAATGTATCGATGTTGGTTTTCTTGAAGTCATCTTTGCTTTTAATTCCAAAGTCGTATAATTTTTTAGCCCTTACTTTACCAATATTTGGAATATTACAAAGGTCCAACAAATAAGCAGGTACACCGTATCTAACTCTTGCTTCTAGCTCCGTAAAGAATCCTTTTTTATCTTTAAAATCTTTAGTAACTCTACAAATTGCATACAAAACCTGTGCGACCCGTTCGAAATCAAATTGTAAATTTTTAGCATACCCAGCCATTGTCACATTACGTTTTCCGGTAAGCATACAATAATAACAATAAGATGTTTTTATTGCAGATTTATCAGAATAAAAAGAATTAGGCATGATCTTAACACTTTCGAAAAACGAATTCATTTCTGCTTCTTCGCTTTTAGATACTATACCAGCCTTATTGCTATCGATATACCCAAGAGCCAAAGCTATTCTTATATCATTTTTCTCAAAGTTTTTTTCTTTAAACAAAAAGTAAAAATTATGGGAAAGGTCCGCAACATCGAATGGAGAAAAGTAAAAACTAGAACTTATCATTGCCAACTTAGTTGCTGTATACGATCCGTCTTCATTGATTTTGATAATGTTTTTCTTGTGTAGAAATTCAATAGTTCCTTCTAAGTCCTTTTGATTTATTTTCATTTTTTGAAAATGTGCTAACGATTTTGAAAACCACAATTCTAAATCTTTATAATTTTTAATATTTCCATGCCAAACTTCACTTGTAATATGAAAAGCCAAAGTTTTATATTTAGTGCCAAATGCATTTAAAAGTTGACTTTTAATTAATTGTGGTATTTGTAAATAATTTTTATATTCTGTAAATTTAGTTCTTGGCAATAAAACATACGCATCGCCTTGTGTGTCTATACCTAATCTTCCGCTTCTGCCTACCATTTGTGTAATGTTATAAGGTTCTATTCTTTGGGTAGCTCTTTCTATACCAAGAATGATAACTCTTCTTGCTGGTGCGTTAATTCCCCAAGCGAGAGTTGATGTTGCTACTATGACTTTGAAATTTTTATCGTTTCTAAATTTGTTTTCCAACTCTATTCTTTTTTCTTTAGTTAAATCTGCATTGTGAAATTCTCCATCTATTTTATAAGCATTCAACATTTGAACCATTTTTTCGCCAGTTTTTTTGGTGTGAGCGAAAATCAAAAATTTATCTTCTGGATGTGATCTTACAATTTTAAGTGCTTGTTTAACTTTTTCAAGCTCTAACGAATCATAAGTTCTAGAGTAATTGTCATAAATCTCATAATGTATATTAAGTGGTACTGGTCTATATTGAGATTTTAAAACATATGTTGGCTTATGAGTCAAAGACTCGGATATCCACTCGCCAATTTCATCAACATTTGGCATTGTCGCAGAAAGACACACAAATCTTCCATTTGGATTAGCTCTAGAAAAATTTATAAATCCTATTTCTAAATGATCTCCTCTGTTCGGAACAGTAAGCAAATGTGATTCATCACAGACTATTGTTCCAACCGATTTAAGCCAATCATTTTCATCGCTTCCAACATTTCTTACTTTATGATTTAACATTTCAGATGTCATAATAATAAGATCGGCCTCACGCAATTCATTCATGCGTGATTTATCAAGTCTGTAATCACCAGTGCATATACTTATTTTAAATTCACTAAAAAAATGATTAGGACTCGACCATTGATCTATTTTTTCTTGAGCCAGAGCCTTCAAAGGAACTAAGAACATTCCTTTGCCTTTTCGTTGCTTGATTTCATGTGCGAGATACATTTCGGCAATGGTGGTTTTTCCAGACGATGTCGAAGCTGCTATTATGCTGCTGTTGTCTGACTCATATATTTCACAGACCCTACTTTGAACAGGGTTAAAAAACTCGTAATCCCATTTGCCTAATTTAAAAGATGATGTTGGAAGTATTTCATTCTGATCTGTTATCTGTATTATTTTCGACATTATTTTTTCTTGTTTTTAGGATTGGACGAAACATGGTGATAGCCTTACCAAAGGATTGATTATAAAGTTTAGATAGAATGTCATCAAGACCTTCTTCTCCATATTTAGTCACAATATTAGAAAGAATTCGATACTTGTTATCGAAACTATTACCAAGATAATCAAGCCACCTATTTGTAGTTAATTTCTTAACCAAAGAATTTATAAATTCGTCTCTTTTCATGCGCTTCGAGATCAAAGAGTTTGGCATGTCTTCTATTTCGTACTCGACTTTTTTAGGCACAAATATGATTTTCCCATAAGGCATATTCTTTTTAAAATGCAACTCTTGATTTGGCAAAGGCGATTTGAAAACCACAAAAAAAACTTTGGGCCACCAATCACCTTGCAAATGACCAGTAACTAAACAAGGAAATGTTCCAGAGTTATCGGTAAAAAAAGCAGGGTGTGGCTCAATTCTTATCACATGATCTTTTGGTGGCACTATTTCAAGACACGAAGACATGCCAAAATGACCCGGTGCAAATTGCATAAAAGCTGGTCGTGGACAATTAAAAGGAATCTCTTCCTCTTCCCAGCTTTTATTGTTTGACGGGTCTACTTGGATTTTTTTATCTACAGTCCTGATTATAGCTTCGGAATTGAAAGGATATATTAATTCCAAACCATATGTCGATGCTTCTAAAAAAGGCACACAATGCCATGGCTGAGGGGTAGCTCCGTCTGAATGATTTTTGCTATCCCCAGCCCATCCGGGAAATTCAACTTTAATTTTCTTTATATTTGCGTTGCCATAAACCGATCTGAAATATAATTTATGTTTCTGCAAGGTATAAACCTAATTATTTAGAAAATCTTTTGTCGCATTCTCTTTTTGAAACATTTAAAGCTAAATCTAACATATCATATAATTCCCAAGCAGTAGTCGAAGAAACAAACCATTTGTCTATTTCTTTTACTGATCCCATAAAGTTTAAAACATCAGCAACATCGCCAGATTGTCTATTAAACAATTTTGTCGCCAACATATTTAATTGATCATCCGTTAATCTAGAACAATATTCACGCAAATAAATTTCCGGTCTCTTCATAAAAATGAGCCTCGAAATAAATGAAATATTATCTTTTATAAAAAAGATATACTAAAAAACACTAATAAATTATAGATTTAACAAAAAAACAAATCAAACAACATCTAGTCTTTTTATTTTTTCGCCATTAAAATCTAAAAAATTATCTTCTAATATGATTGAATTATCATCCTGATAAAATCTTAATCCCATATTATATGGATCGATACTTGTGGATCTTCCATTATGAGACGCTATAACCCAGCAATAGTCTTTCTTTTTGACTAATTTGCCGTCCTGTTCTTCTTGGGTTATTCCTATTTCTAGCTCCATTCCATCGGGAAGTAAAAGACTAACTTGTCCATGTTTTAAAAGATGCTCTATAATACCAGACTGTATTTTATTTATACTCATGGCAAAACCTCTTATTAAGAGTGAGATGAATTTTGACAAATAACAATGTATATATAAATTCCACAACCGTATTTTTTGGTTTTTACACATTTAAAATGTATGATATATATATCATAAAAATCAGGTGTTATGGACTCTAAAGAAATTTCAAATTATAAAAGTAATAGGCGTTTTGGCGTAGAAATCGAATTAAACGCTTTCGACTTATTGAACAAACCACTAAACGATAAACTTTCGCCAAAAGGAATCGAAGAAGTTGCCTGTAAAATAAGCAAGACTCTTTGCACAAATGTAGTTGTAACCAAATGGCAAAATGATCACAATAATTCTAATTGGGGTGTTAAACCCGATAGTAGCTGCGGAATAGAAATTGTATCCCCAGTACTCAAAGGAACACATGGCATAGAAAAAGTTTGTGATGTTGTTGACTTGATTGATAAAAACAATTTTTCTGCCGATAAAAGATGCTCTGTACATGTTCATGTTGATGTTTCTGATATGACAGATAAAAAATTACTGAGCATTTTAACTTGGTGGATCAAATGCGAACCGATTTTTTTTGATTCTGTGATGGATTGCAGAAAGTTAAATTCCTATTGTATGTTTGTAAGTATGAACAAAATGTTTAAAGTAAATTATAGCTTCTATACATTAAATGAATTAATGAATCTTTTCGGAGTAGTCAAATATTACAGCTTGAATACTTATCATAAAAAAAACAAAAGAAGAGACACAATAGAATTCAGAATAATGGACAATGATTGCTGCAACAATTCAGATGATATGAGGAATTGGATTAAACTGATTTTACATTTTTGCGAATGTTGCATCGTAAAAGGAATGCCAGATGCATATAAGGAAAACGATTACATGTCTGGCTATTGCTGGCTTGATCCTCATGATTTCTTTACTCTTCTGAAGATGAATGATGATTACGAATTAACCAAAGAATTAACAGAAATTAAAAATTGGCTGATTAAAAGAATCAAGCGAAATTTAATTTCAAAAAAAATTATTGGGTTTTCAAATTTAGAAAGTAGACAACACGCTTACGAACAAATCAAATCAATGATTTAATATATATTTTAATGGAGGAAAAATGGCAAGAAATTTACAAACAATAGCAAGAGATTTGAAGGCGACATCGAATCTTATAGTGAATTTTACTTTTCCAAAAATAAGCCCATCGGAAGAATCGGATTTTGATTTTTTAAGAAGTGCGACAATATGCGTTGATGGATCTTTAATTAATATTTATTACACAAAATCGGATTACAATAGTCATTTTTTTGAAACAGTTCAAATAATAGGAGAATACTCCCCATTCATACCTTTTCTTGTTGTTTTAAAAGTTGGAAAAGTTTTTCTAGGAGACGGCACACTTACATTGACAGAATTTTATCAAAAAAATAGAAAAGTATATTGTTGGAATTTAATTACTAACAAAGATGGAGAAAAATTTGAATCCATTCTTTTACAAGGACAGAAATGTAATTTTGAAGGACATGAATACACTTATATTAGCCAGTGATAATCCAATAAGGCTACCACTGGCTATAAAAGTTATTTAATTCAATTCTTCATCAAGCATTGAGTCTTCTTCGTCTTCCGACCTAACTTCCGTTTCTACAACATCTTTAGAAGGATTGAAGTTTATAGCATTATGAAACGGTGCCAAATAGTCGCTAACTTCTTGTTCCGTAGTAGCATCTATCAAAGCTGGGCATTTCAATAAAATTTCTATAGGAACATCATTCCTGTCAACCGATGCTTTAAAGTTTATTTCTTTTCCATCGGTTAATTTAGGATTAACAGTGAAGTTACCAGCACTTTTTGCTTCTATCTTTCTGCAATCAAGCAAACATGTAAGCAATCCACTAACTGGATTTATCCCATGTTCAAACAATAACTGAATATTATCCGTAGAAATAAACGGTCTATGAGTTTTATTTTTCCTGTTTTGCACCCTAACATAAACACCAAGAGTTCTAGTGCTTTTGGATGAAATTTTTTCTTCTATTTTCTTAAGAGTTTGAGTTCTTAATCTACAAGAAGCATAAAATTCAAGAGCAGCACCGCCACCGCCAGTTGTTTCTGGATTGCCATAGGTTCCAATTTTATTTCTGGTCTGATTAAGAATAACTACAGTTGCGTTATTCTTTTCCATCACAGTATTTAATTTCCTAAGCTCTCTAGAACAAATTTTAGCTCTTTCTCCCGGCTGCTCATGCGCTCCAACTATTCTCTTGAAATCAGCTTCACTATATCCGTCTGGTAGCTTGATTTCTCTGAATTCTCTAGCACAAGGACTTACGCTAATACTATCGTAAACAATAGCTATTGGTATGTCTTTGCCTTCGGATTTGCGAATGTAATCTATTGAAGTGTATTTTTGCTTAAAAACATCTTCTAGTGTCTGTGGTGTATACCTAAGAACCCTTTTGAGATCACAATGACTTGCCTTTTTGATAAATTCTTTATTTGCAGAATTTTCACAATCTAACAAAATTGGTATACCGTTTATTTTCTGGCAACCATACAAAATATTAGATCCAACCAAAGACTTAGATGATGACGATGGGCCGTAAATTTCAGTCAATTTACCACCGGGAATGCCACCATCAATAAACCTTCCACTGCAAATATAATTTATAGCAAGATTTCCAGAATCAATAAAATACTTTACCGAATCGATTTCATTCAAAACATCTCCACCAGTTGCTTTTGCCATCGAAGAAAAGAAATCATCCATCGAACTTTCATTTTTTTTCTTAGCCATCTTCGCTCCTTATAGTTTAAAAATAAATATTTAAACAACGGCACAATTATTTTTTACATAATCGTGCCGTTGTAATCGACCAATCAAATTACATTCCGCTTAACTCCTTCATAAAATCATCATTGCCAACCAAGTCAGCAAGATCATCCATGTTACCTTCTATCGCTTCAACCTTTGCAGGTTTGCTTGCAACTTCCTGTTTTGCAGGTCTTTCGGCAACATGATCTTTGACATTAGAAGAAACCTTTGAATTATTCACGATTTCCGATAACGAATCATCATCTCCACCTTCTCTGATCTGGCCAAGATGAACTTTCAAAGCCGTTGTAAGCTCTTCGTTACTCTTGATTACTTTTAAGGCTTGAAGATCATGAAGATTGTCCATCCATTGCCTAAACTCATCTGCTGTACCTACAACTGATGGTTCTTCGAATTTTGACAAATCATAATTAGGAAAGTCTCTAGTACCAGATGCTTTGATTTTCTTTACAATCCTAAAGTCTCTACCAGTCTTGGGATGCGTTACATCTCCGAGTCGTGGTTCGCCAAGTTTTTCATCTCCAGTAATCGACCTTACTATCTTGCCATATACTTGAACGCCACATGAATAAATCTTAGGACCAACATTTTTCTTTGTTTCTCCGCTGTTGAAGTCTTTTTCACTTCTAACAATACAGTTGTAGTAATATCTTTCTGCTGGCTTGATCGCCCTAGCTGCACTTTGCAATTCTTCTTTTTCTTTTTCAGAACGAGCGGCATCTGAATCTCTCCATAGCTTCTGATAGTACTTGCATATGATACAATCACCAGAATACTTTTTAGTACCCTCTATTCTTGTGTTTCTGCAATGGAATGTTCTTTTTCTGAACATCGGATCGGTAATAGAAGGGTTTGTAAGAGCGTGAATTCTAGTTTCCGCCCAAAAGAACTTTTGTCCTTTTTTGCCGGGAAGAAATCTTACAAGCACAAAGCCTTCCTCTTGTGGAAGCCTAACATATGTTTCTAAGTACTTGGATTTTCCAGTACTACCGCTATCATCGTTAATCAATTGGCTTTCTTGAGCAATAGCAGAGATGTCTAAGGGTTCATAATCAAATGACATAATTTTTCCTCGTTTCAAAAAGTGGTTAGTAAGTCGTCACCACAGAATAACACGAGGATTAAATTTGTTTAGCCCAAAATGAAAAAATCTTTGGAATTTTAAAAAAAACTTTTACTGTTCTTTTGCGTCTTCAGAAACACCATGCGAATCTAAATTGTTTTTGTGCAAAGCGTCTAGTTTTTCTCTAAGCGTAAAATGACCTTCGCTTTCAAGTCGTTGATTTAGTTCTGTTCTATTTTTTTGTTCTAAATCATATTGATCTTCTAATGCTTGAAGAATTTTCAAGTTTTTTTCTAATTGTTCTTTTATTAATTCTTCTTTCAATTTTTCCGCCTCTTTTGATTTGTTTTTATCATTAACAATCGGCTTTTGCTTTCCATTGACCAATAACTCTGTTTCTCTTTTTACTCTTTCTTCTTCTAAAACAATTTTTCTTTCTTTTCGAGCATATTCCCTTCTATTGGCCAATTTTAATTTAACTCTTTTTTTACGCTCGTTTTTCTTCTTTTGTTTGTTTTTTTCTTGCTTGTTCATTTATAAATCTCCTTTATCTAATACGTGGAATATTATCAGTAACAACACCGTTCCAACTTAATTTAGGCTCTTTTACAGTTGCACCAACATATGCAGATTGTTGATTTGCGAACTCTTCATCCCCAATTAAATTAATTGCTGCTGGGATAAAATATTTATCTGAAATAACCGTCTCTCGCTGTAAATCATCTAAAATTACATATAGCTCGCCTGTCGGACTAATTCTTTTTTCGTATATCGAATACTTCTTATCGATAGTTAGTTTGAACTTCGAAACCTCATGCATTTGAGGTGCTTCTGGTGAAAATATCATTTGTCCTATTGGTCTTTTATTAGGCTTCATCGCTTCATGAGGATAAACAATTTTATTGGCTGGAGCAGCTGCGTTTACTGGAACAACTACATTTACTGATTGTTGTTGTGTTGAATTATCAGAAGCAACTATTTCTTCTTCGACAATAACCGATTCTTCAAGTTTGCTATCCAAACTAAATTTCTTATTTTTTATAATAATACCACCCTTGTTTTCCCTGAAACTAATAGATTTTTTTATAAATTCATTAATTTCAACATCCACTATCCATATGTCTCTTCTGGCCAATTGACCCATTACAAACAAAGCTAATTTACTTAAAGGAACATCCTCGTAAGGATCACCGAACTTCTTTTTAAATGTTTTATTTTCTACGGTATCATAGCCGTTTTCGATTTTATCGTGATATTTAAAGACAACTTCGAATCCCATTTTATTACCTCAAATCATTTTTGTAAAACAGCAGTTCCGTATCTCGTCTTAAATACAAATGGCTTTTTATTTTTACTATCACAAAAAGCATTTGTAGCTTCCTTGACTTCTTTATTGTTATATTCATCCACAATTACCAAGCCATTTTCCTTAACAAAAGGATATAAATAATCAAGAAATTCCAATGTATTATTATAAGAATTAATCTCTGAAAAAATTAGCAGATCCAGACTATTTTTTTTAAATTTATCAATAAAACCATCATCATACAAACCTCCTTCGTGCAAAAAAAAATTACATTTTCTTGCCTTTCTATGGATATTTGATTTTCCCAACCTAAAAGGAACGATATTTTTGTTCTGTTTATCTTTTGGGTAAAACCCAATAAAGTTTTTTAAATCTGACTTTTGCTTTAAAAAAGCACAAGTAAATAATCCTAATGTAAAATTAACTTCACATATATTTTCAACATCACCGACCATTTGCCCCAAATAATAATATATAGTACTCCAAGTATTGTCATAAAAAGCAGGAGCTTGCCTTGAATTATCATGAATAAACGAACAACTGTTAAATAATATTTTAGGCGTTATAATGCCATTTTTAAGTTTTGACTCTAATAAATCTTTATATTGCTGAAAATCATTGAACATAAATCTATTATAGAATATGAAATACGATTTTCTAATCGTTGGCGCTGGTGTTTTTGGATCTACTTTTGCAAGAACAGCAACAGATGCTGGCAAAAAGTGCCTAGTAATAGATAAAAATTACCATATTGCAGGCACAGCACATGATTATATACACGAAAACGGACAAATAATTTCTTCATATGGCGCACATATATGGCACTGCAATAGCGATGAAATTTATAAATTTATATCAAGATTTTGTACAATCGAACCTTTTATCAATAAACCAAAAATACTATCTAATAATAAAGTCTATTCTTTCCCCATAAACATGATGACACTTCATCAACTTTGGGGAGTCGTTACACCAGAAGAAGCTCGAAAAAAACTCAATGAAGTTAGAATACCTTGCGAATACCCAAGGAACTTCGAAGAATGGATTTTAGATAAAGTTGGCACTCAAATTTATGAATTGTTTTTCTACGGATATACAAAAAAGCAATGGATGAAAGAACCAAGAGAATTGCCGTCATCTATAATTCGAAGACTTCCAATCAGACTTACATATGAAGAAAATTACTTTACCACAAAATACCAAGGCATTCCCAAACACGGTTACACCAAACTTATAGAAAATATGCTTGATGGCATTGATGTGAAACTTAATGAAGATTTTTACAACATTCCAAAATGGCAAAATATAGCAAATCACTTGGTCTACACAGGACCAATAGATAAGTTTTTTAACTATGAATTTGGAAGACTTGAATATAACACTTTAAGATTCGAACATAAGGTGTTTACAGGAGACTATCAAGGAAACGCAGTATTTAATCATGTGGACCTATCCACTCCGTACTTAAGAAGCATCGAACACAAGCACCTTCAAAAAAATCAACAAAAACACTATGATCACAAAATCGAAACCAAAGAATCAACAGTTGTATCATTCGATCACCCTGTTTCGTTCGCAGAAAACCCCGAACCATACTACCCAATCAGAGATGAAACAAATTCAATTTTATATGCTAAATATTTTAAATTAAAAAAAGACTTATCAAACATAACATTTGGAGGGAGATTGGGCGAATATAAATATCTCGATCTCGATGCTTCTATGTCATCAGCCATACAAAAAGCACAAAAATTAATTTAAACAAATAATTTTTTAATTCTTTTTTTCTTGAAAAGATCCCAAGCCAAATGATAATCTTTAGTATTGCTTTGGACAAAATGAATGCCACATCCGTTATTGTAAAATTCATCAAACAAATCATTAGTGTATTCCATCATAAAATTATCAGTATTTATATTTGGTTTATAGTTTTTACATAATCCCTTGCAATGCATCTCTACAATTGTATTTTTAGATATTGTAATGTTTTTTTTCTTTCTTAAAACTCCACATATAAAACCTTGCTCATCTGAATAAGACAATTTTTTAAAGCTACCATTTTCGTTCCAAAAATATTTTAAATTTTCTGAAAAATCATAATCAGGATACAATCCAAATAAACCAGAATTTAAAACTTTAGAATCATCATGATTTTGATAATAAACACCATAATATTTTATTGGATCTTCCAAGACCAACAACTTATCATGTGAATTTAAAAATTGATCTATTTCTGGTATTTTTTTGTATATAACAATATCATTGTCCATGATTATTTCATGAGTTTTTATATTTATTCTTGGTGGACATATTTTCCAAATAGATCCAGAATCTTTTAAATTGTCTACACGACTAAAAATTTTATTTTCTGGTTTGTTTACACCAACAGGAATCTCAGACCATGTTTGTTTTTTAAAATTTAAATTTAAACCTTTTAATGCGTCTTTTAATTTTTCTTCTTTGTTTTTTTGATCAAAACAATCAAAATTATATTGAACATAATAATCAAATATTTTTTTGTAAATACTCGTAAAACTAGACACCGCTTCTCTTAATATAACTAAGCCCAAAGGAGAACATTTATCTCCAATTGTCCATCTAACAATAGGTTTCATAAAATTCCTTAAATGATCGAATTAAAATATCTAGTGACTGGTTTACCAAAAGGCGCAACAACTTATATGTGTAGATTGCTAACTAGTCTAAATATCATGTGTGGACACGAATCTATTTTCAAACCACAAGGATTAGAACATGCAAAAACAATCATTAAAGGAGAAATACAACCAACTACCAGTTACTGCTCATTGGTCGATTTGAAAACAAATAAAAAAAAAGACTTCGAATTTAATCCCGAAAAAATCATCGCAGAATCAAGTTATATGTCAGCACCTTATTTAAACGATCCTATTTTGAAAAACACAAAAATTATATTCGTGGTAAGAGATCCTTGGAATACATTAACATCATTGTTTCTATGCGCCCATATGTGGAACAGACCCATCAAAGAATCAAAGCCATATATTGATTTTTGCGAAAAAATTATTCCAAACATGGATCACACAGAAAACCTATTAAATAAATGTGTGCATTTTATGATTAAATGGCACAAAATTATAGAAAAAGAACTTAAAGATAAGAATTATATAATTTTTAAATCAGAAGAAAAAATAAATAACGAATTGTTAAACTTTTTAAAAAAAGAAAAAAATAACAACAAATGTTTTGAAAACACTAGAGAGAATTCTTGGAGAAAAGGCAACGAGATACCGATTAAAAAAAGACAGCTAACTAACGAACACGCAATCGAATTCGAAAAAATATGCAAAAAATACGATTACCCGCTAGACAATACCGAAAATAACAAAAAAATATTCTTTTTATGATAGATATATAGATAAAGTATTGAAATATGTATTTTAATACAATTGTTTATAAACAAAAAGGAGATATATCATGGCATATTACATGGCAAAACTAGTTCCTTCATTGTTGAATTTCGCTACCGAAAGTGGCCTAGACACCTCTATCGACGCAAATGGCAATTCTCTTCAGAGAACCATCAATTGCTTAGAAGTTGGTACTGCTGGCGCACGAAAATCAGTAAGCGTTGTCGATGGTGGAGAATTTGATGATGTTGAACAAACTCTACTTAATGTAGACGGTATAATTGAAGGCTAATTTTAGCTCAATAATACAAAAAGAGATTTGAGTTTACTCAAATCTCTTTTTTAATTCTAATTCAATTCCAACCTCATTAAACATTTGTTTTGAAAATTCAAACTCTTCATTCCACCTTTCATTGTCGTTCACGACACTTATAACTTTTTTAATTCCAGATTGAATTATAATTCCAGCACAAGCAGAACATGGCATTAAAGGCCATGTATAAATAATACAATCTTTTAAATCTGTCTTTGCGAATATAATTGCATTTCTTTCTGCGTGAACAACATATTTATATTTTAAATTTCTATCATCGTATCTTGAATCAAAATCACTAACGCCTTTTGGAAATCCATTATATCCCAAAGACACAACTCTTTTATCTTGGTCTACAATTACAGCACCAACCTTAGTGCTTGGGTCTTTAGACCAAGACGAAACTAATTTGCACAATTCCAAAAATCTATAATCCCACTTTTCATCACTAGATAGTGACAATTCTTCAGATTCAAATATTTCATTGAAATTCATTTTTTGTTTTCTTTTTTAGGAGGAAGATAATACATGAAATATATAGCACCAGAATCATTCTCGAAGAAATTCTTTATATTGTGAGTGGCAAAAAAATTTCTTTTTTTCAAAAAAAGCTGTGCGTTTAAATTGTATTCATCGACATAGCAAATAATTTCAAATCTAGTTTTATGATTTAATTTAGATGTTAAAAAATCTAATAATTCTGTTCCTATTTTTTTGTTTCTATAATCGGGATGTACTGCGAAATTAACAAGCAACACATGCTTTGGCTTCATTTCGTAAATAATATATCCTATCATTTTATCATCTAACTCATAATAAAATGCTGCCGTCTTTTCCCTTGTCAAAATAACTTTAAAATCTTTTTCGATCCAAGGTGTCGGAAAACAAATGGACTCCAATTCAATCAAGTCATTTAAGTTTTTTTTTCTTATAGGCAGTATTTTTTCGTTCATTTTGATTCTCCAATTCTCTGAGTTGCAATTTGACAATACTCACTAGAAACTTCACTGCCTATAAAGTTTCTCTTATTTATAATTGCCATTTTAGCCGTAGTTCCACTTCCCATAAATGGATCATAAACTAAATCGCCTTCGTTGCTCCAACTAACTATATGATCATTAGCAAGTTTTTCTGGCATTGGGGCTGGATGTTTAAACGCTTCTTTGTCTTTCGAAGTATTGCCTCCACCATTAGCATACTTCCAAACATTATATCTCATGCCAAAATCTTCACGAAAAGATCTTTCGCCACCATGAACTCCTTTGTATTTGTTTTCTCTATCTTTTATTGGATTGAATGTTTTAGGAGAACCTTTACTGAACACAAACATATATTCAAAAACTTGATGATACCTAGTAGAACTTGGATTTGAGAATCCTGTTTTTTCATAAATCATAGTGTCATGAATTTTAAATCCTATATTCTTAAAATACAGAGCTTGTTCAAAACTAGTTCCTGTTTCTCCACCATCTACACTTCCATCGGCAATAACCCAAACAACGACACCTCCAGATTTAGTCACTCTATACAAACTTTCCGCTGTTTTTTTATAATCAAAAATATAACCATTATAAGTACGCAAATTATCATATGGAGGACTCGTCACAGTCAATCCAACAAATCCATCATGCATTCTCGCCATTGTTTCAAGACAATCTTCATTGTAAATGCGATTGACATCTATCATTTATTTTTCCTGATAATGTTCCATACACTTAAATCAAAATCTAACATTTCTCTGTTGTCTATAATGTCCTTAGATTTTTGTTTATTTGAATTAATTGTTTTTTTTGTTTCTGGTTTGTTCGAACTTATTTCATAAGTATAATCTTCAACGCAAAGCTGTCTTGTATGAATTAAAAAACATTTAACGACATTGTTTTTCAATCCTTTTACTTTTAAAAATTCTTTAAACGAACAAGTGCGAAGATTGATTCCAGAAAAAGCAAGGAGTATAAAAACTATAGCTTTTTCGTTATGATCTTTTATCGCAAAGTTTTTAATTTCCAATGGAACATTTGTTTTATCGACCATACTTCTTATGCTTTGAAAAGGAGAAAGTTTTCCTTTGTCGTTCCATTTATCTAAAAATGCATTTAAATTTTTGGCAACATTCAAAATATCATTATCTTCGGCACACAGCCAAAATAATATGTTTTGTTCAAGTTGGTGGTCTGAAAAGGAATAATGCTTTGCATTTTCAAAATCAGCCATTTAATATGTCCTCTATTTGCTTATCTTGATTGTAACTTACATCTGGAAAATCAGCCGACCTAGTATCCTTCAGCTTTTCGAATTCTTTCCTAAGAGTATGACCACGATTTTGAGCATTATCGTGATTCCTATCCCAAGCTCTGAGATATGCCTTTATAAGCCCAACCGTTTCTCGCTTTGAAAGCATTTTTTTATAACTATCGATAACTACAGTATCTGTTTGAGCTTTCGCCTTTGAATATGTGTCGGAATTTCCCTGATCTTTAACTTGAATGTATTTTTCGTTATACAAAACATCATATTCTAATGATGCCAAGGCTAATTCCTTTTGGGCCAATTCAAGTTGTTTTCCAAAGTAATCAATCCATCCATACTCTTGTTCCATGAATTTATTGATATTGGCTTCGTTAAATTTCATGTACTCTGGATCTAACCTGACATCTTTGCCACACACCACTACAACAATGCATTCGTTCGGAATTTCGTCTAACATTTTAGTTACCTCGTTTGATGTTCATACACACACATTAAAATATATAATTAAATTTAATCAATGCTAGTTTGGAAAAATTTACAATCATTCTTCATCATCAAATGATTCGGATTTTTTCTTTTTCCCGCCAGCCTTAAACTGATCGAAATTTAAATCTTCTGTTTTATGAGAATTCGAAGTGCTAAATAATTCTTTATATTTTTCATTTGTTATTTCATACAAATCCAATGTACCCATAGATAAATCAAATCCTATTTTGAAACTATACCTTGATTGTCCATTTCTGTGCTTGATAACAAATACCCTTCCTATTTCAGCATCTTTCTCGGAACTTTTTTGATTAATAGACCAAAAAGCATCAAGTGGTTTATATTGATCAAACGATGTTCCTATGTTTGATTCATCAATGTATTCGTTTAATTCTAATTTTGCTGCTGATTGATTTGGCTGCATACATGTAAATGTACAATGATTTTGTTCGACTCCAAAACCTCTTAAATCTCTTAATATTCTATAAGCAGACTCGTACTTCTTAACAGTCGGATCATCTTTCATTTCTCCAACATAATCGACAATAACCAAATCTGGCTTCCAACCTCTAAGAAGCAATTGAGCGTGATATGCTCTAATACCATTGACATCGATCATGCCACCGGGAAATTGTTTTACAATTAAAAGATTAGAATTTTCTTTATCCTTTTTAAATTCTTCAATCGTATTCTTGACTTGCTCTCTGTTCTCTTTTAATAAATTTATATCAATCTTTGTAAATTGAGATGTAAACCTTGTTGCTATTCCTATCTCATCCATTTCCATAGTTAAATATAAAACTTTATGACCTAAAAGAACATTAGCAACAGCAGCCTTTGAAAGAGCCAAAGACTTACCAGTACCGGGCAATCCTATCCACGAAGCTATTTGCCCATGAAATAAACCACCTCCAGTCAAATTGTTATCTATAGAAGGAAATCCAGATGTGAATCTATCCTTGCCAGCAAACTGATCTTCCATGCGATCAAACATCAAATCTATATTTAAAAAATATTCAAGTCCCGGTTCATATGATCGCTCGATCAACATAGACTGACGCATTTGCTCGTAAACATACGCCCAAGTCTTTTCTTCCTCTGGTGCCTTTTTCATTTTTTCAAGACAATTGTGAAATGCTACTTTTACCGCTTGTACTTTAGCAAAGTAGAATACCTTATCGATAAGGTATTCTCTCGTATCAAGTCCGGGAACATAATAGCTATATAAACTTCCTAATTCAGCACAATGATACAACTGAATAGTTTTATCTTTGTCCTTTATCTTCGAGGTGAGTTCCGTGTTCATTATAAAATGATCAGGAATAGAATTCTTTTCTTTAAAGTAATCAAATAAAATTTTAGATATCAGAACATGTATTTCATTTGAAAAATATTCTGGCTTTAGTTTGTCGATACTTTGAATCAACATGTATTTATCAGTAAGCAACATACCAAGCAGTTTCTTCTGGAACATATCGTCCCATGAAAACTTAGTCTGTTGCGTTTCTGGATTCGTTAACGACTCGATTATCGCTTGTTCTTCTGGTGTCAAACTCATTTTAATTTCTCCTGCTTACGAAATAACATTAACTAAGCAGAAGAACAATATCAGAAGTTACAAATTCGTACCAAGATAATCGTATTCGGATAAACTAACCAAACCTGATCGAATAGCTTTTTCTCTAGTAATTTTCTTGCCCATGCTCTTCTGGCCATTCCAAACAATGGCTTTGCAATAAGTAGAAAACTTTGTGTCGATTTTTAACGATTCGGTTTTACTTGGCCTAATGTCTTTGGGAACATATTTTTTAATCAACTCGTCTAATAACTTTTCTTGAATAGGTCCAAATTTTTGTCTATTCGCACCGTGACGAGTCCTGTTGTTCCACAAGTTTTGTAAAGTTAAAACTAACTTTTTATTTTTTACGGTCTTCTTGATGTGTTCCTTGGCCAACACAAGTGAACTTTCAATATAAATCTGTCTCTTGTAATAAGATCCAGCACGAATAATAGAAAGTTGAAGCTCTTGATTTATATCGTCTATATCTTCAACGCAATTGTTTTTTGAATTTTTCTTTTTTAATTGATGTGCTGCGTAATAACAAAGTTTGCCAAATTTTTTATCTAATTCAAAATATTCTTCTGATGTGATTGGAAAATTATTGCATATCTCTTTCATTTACTCATCGCTTTTCGAGTGACTTCAGTTTATTTAAGTTAGTCCCCCCATGACAAGCCACTCTCAATCTCATGCCGGGACATATTTGCGATTCACTAACAAGAACCTTTTTCGCTTCAATAGCCACTTCTTTCCAATTATCATCTTGTGCATATACATAATAACCATCATGTACATGATAACAAATTCTAGTCTTATGCTGTATTTTTTTCCATAACTGAACTAATTTTTCTAAACAAATTAATGATGCAGGTGATTGAATACAAAAATTGCGAGCCTTATAGAAATTTTCAGTAAATGTTCTTCTCTTGCCAAAATAATCACTTATTGTTCCTTGAGATTCAGCCAAAGACACGAAGCCTTTGACATAATTTACAGATTTAAAAAATATTTTATTTATATTGCTACAAATTTGTTCGGCAAGAGATAATTGGATATCCGCTTGTTCAGCAAGAGTCCGTGCCGACATGCCATATATAGTCGGTAAAAATATTTTTTTCGCTAAAATCTTAGAATTGTCATCTGCAACGCTATTGGTTATAGCCACAAATATACTTGAATAAATATCTGGTGCTTGAATCAATTCTAATAACTTTTCGTCATTAGCCAGATAAGCCAATACCGCAACTTCCATGCTTCTAAAATCAAAATTCAAAAATACATTATAAGGAACGCATGGTTTATATTTACCTTTTTGATCTTTTGATAGCGTGTGAGGGTTATAACCTTTGATCCTTGCGTTAGAACATAGCATTCTGCCATTGTCTTGTCCGTTTATGGAATAATGAGCATATACCCTATCCTTAAGCTCACAATCAAGTAAAGGAGTGTTTTCCATCGTAGGAACTACCAAAGTGATTAAAGGCAAATAAACAGAATTATATATATTGTAAAACTTTTCCCAATCTTTATCTGTCTTTAATTTCTTAAAACGAATCAAAGCAGACAAATAGTTAACTGGTTTTTCTTGTTTGATGAAAAAATACGATTCGATAATCTTTAAATCAAGTACTACAGCTTGAAATTCAACTAACTTCCCAAAATGAAATGAAACATAAGAAACGAAGTCTTTCCAGTTCCACGCAACTACCTTTGATTGCTTTGATAATACAGTGCCTTTTAGAACCTCAATAAGCAGCGGTAATTCCTTTATCTCTATCGGAATGCTACATTCTCCCTCAGAAGAACAAATACGCAAAATTTGCCTTGTTTCAGAGTTTGTAAAGTCAATCGAATCATTTTCTAGACTTATATAAAAAGTACTCGAAGTACCGCTAATCGAAACTATGTCTGAAATGAACTTAATCATAGATTTTCCCTAAATATATTTGTTAAATCAAATCTAACAAACACTTACATAAAAAACAATAGACAGTTACTTTTAGTTAAATAGTATTATTTTTACGTACCGAGGTCCCGACTTAAGGGTAAATGGATTTTTAATTAAGGTAATTAGTAATACCTTGATTGTTACTTCCATTAGCATTATGTTACTTAAGTTAAGAGTTAATATTTGAAACAATAGTTTCACTTAAAAACTTTAGTAACTTAAGTTAACAACCGAAAGTTACGCTAACATTATGGTGCGTTTGTTATGGTCGCCAAATCTAAGATAGCTTTAGAAAAACATAAGGTTAATTAAGTTTAACTAAAGATTCGGGTGGTTTTTCCTATCCTAGACTACCTTGACCATTGGAGAAGAATACTGCTCGTACAGTATTGTGTTTAACAACTAAGACTTCATCTGGGTAAGACGCTCCAAGGTTTTTTCATTAAATTACTCAAGGGAACGCAGCCAATTATAAAATAATGGAAGGATTAGAGCCTTCATCTCAGTATTCAAAGTTTTCAAAGTATTAATTTACATTGTTGCTTTAATTAAAATTATTGCAACCCTAATGTAATAACTTTGATTGATTTTATTTTAAAAATATGATTACTTGTTGAACCCAAGAGAAAAAGGTCGCTTATCGTGAATAACAGTAATTATAAAAGAGTTTTCTTTTTCTGAAGGTTCAGATTGAACTAATATTCTTCCTATTCTAACTGGATTCCTTGTTTCTTTTGAAGTTTTAGTATGTTTTCCGTCGCCACTAAATTTAAAATCAGATTCCCTATCGATTAATTCTTTTACAACCCATTTTTTGACTTCTTCTTCTGCTTTTATTTTAGTGTAGTTATTTGATGTATACTTCCAACCTTCTGTGTTTTTATCAGGTTTCCAATTGCTATTATCCCCTATTTTAGAATAATCAATTCTAGTTATCGAATAACTATTTTTATCTCCCCAATTTAAATTTTTAGTTTTAGGTTCAATTTTTTTACCTCCAACCCCAAGATCTGTTAATGTTTTCAAACCAATACCACCAAGAGTACTGCCAATTCCAAGAACGGCTGCACTTTTAAAAAAATCCCTACGATTCATCTCATCGTAAAGTTCTGGATCTCGTTGTTCTAAAAATGTTTTGAAATTTTTCATAATTTATATATTGTTTTTACAGTAATTAAAATGTTAATTTTTTGGAGTAGCGAGTTAAATAGTTTATGTTAAATAATAAAGATACATTCTTTTCTCACGAATTCAATAAAATGCTCGAAATGGCCATACAAAAGTACAAAATGACAGCAGAAGAAGAAAAAGCCTACAAAATAACTTTGTGTTGGCACGATTCTTTGAGAAAGCTATTTCCCGATATGGCATCTGGAAGAAAACTAAAAGGAGATCCTAGAAAGTCTCTCGTTTTCAAATATTGTTTTAAGCTACAACGAGAAACAAAAGATAAATTATCAGAAGACGAATACCACCTTTATGTTTTCGCTCAATTAGATATTTTAAAAAGAATAAACATAGACAACAACGAAAAGCCACTTATAAACATAAATTGTTTGGCTGGCGAAAAAGCATGGAAGAGATGGAAGTTATGGAAATACAGATATGATGCTCTTGTAAAACAAAAGAAATCGGGAATTAAAAATGTAAATGCTCCAATTTCTATTTCAACAGAAAAAGTAATTCTTGGATTAAAAAATACATATGAATTTCTAAATAAAAAATTAGGAAAAGATTATGGATTTAAAGAATATAAAGAAAAAATATTAAATAATGAATTTAAAATGTGGATAATTTTACAAAAAATAAGCCCATATTATCTAATACTCTCGAATTACTTTGAAAAATGCAAAGATTCAATAGATTTAAATAAAATAAACATAGATTTAAACATATACAAAGTGTCGATTAGTGATAAGACTAAAAAAATATATGAAGTTTTATTCTATAATGAATTGAAATGAAAATATCTTTTATTATCTGTTTGCACTCATCAAGAATTAAAAATTTATTTCAATCATTAAGGTTTTTAGAAAAAAGAGAAAAAAAACTACAAGGTTCTGAATTAGTAATTTTATTTCATGATTATTTCAATAAAGAAATAACATCTTCTGTTTTTGATATTAAAAAATACAATTTAAATTTACAAATATACAACAAACCTTTTATGTGCAATTTAGGTGTTGAGTATTCAACTAACGATAAAATAGTAATTTTAGACAGCGATAGAATATTGCCCGAAAATTATTTCCACAACAATGCGATTACTTTAAATGAAAATGATTTTGTCACGGTTGGGTATATTAAACAATGTGAAAAAGAAGAAGGTGACGAGTCTATAGAAAACAATTCATTTAATTACACAGAAGAAGAAAGATCAAAAGAAAACAAGATAAATTGTAGAAATTTATTTTCTGGCAATGTTATGTTCTATAAAAAAAAATACAAAGAATTAGGAGGAATGGATGAAACTTTCTTGGGTTATTCCTTTAATGATAATGATATCACACAAAAAGTTTTAAATAATTCAAGTTGCAATATCATATATCACAATCAATACGAAGTACATTTGTATCATGAAAAACAATTTTTTTATAAATCATATTTTTTCACTAAAGAGGAAAAAGAAGTAAGTTGCGTAGCCAACATGTTAAAGTATTGTAATAAATGGAATATAGAAGTTAACGAAAGATACAGAGAAGCAAGGTTTTATATAAAAATAGCAAATAATTTAAAAAACGAATCGATTAAAAAAAGATTTTTCGATGAATATAATAAAGTTAAATTTGGAAAGTTTATTTAGAATTATTTTTAACGATGCTTCTCAACCAAATTAAAAATTCTCTTTTTTGTTTATAACCAGATCCAGTTTTAATTATATTTTCGTTTTCATCTACAACAATATACCAAGGAGTAAATTCTACTTTGTATTTTAAAAATACATTTTTGTTCTTTTCGACATTAACATAGTACTTAATATAATTGTTGTCTGATATGTAACTGTTTACTTCCGAGTCTTTTAATATTTCAAAGAATTTATCAGACCAATCACATGTAGAATCTATAAAGAATAATATTGTTTTTTTATTTTCTGCTTTTGATTTCTGGATAATTTTTTGATAACTATCCGATTCTTCGTTTTGTGCATAATCATTGTTTGTTAATTTATCTTGACTGATTTGATTTTGAGGTCCAGCATGATCTATTTTTGTCAAAGAAATAAATACAAACATACATATTAAAAATGTAAGACTCAAAGAATAGTTTATGTATTTTTTTTTCATGAAAATCCTAATATGTCATAAACGAAGTATTTACCACAGCTATTATTTCATCCATTGGTTGCGAAGGAGCGAACCATTCGTTGAAATCTGAAATTTGAACTTTCCAGCTATGTTGTCTGATATCGGAATCAATATCGTATCCCCATGACTTTATAATTCCTGTAGTTTTATTAAAGTGAAGATCGATATTAAATTGTTCTGCTCTCGATCTTGTTGGGGCTTCTACTCCACCGCCTTTAAATTCATATATGAGTTTGTAATAATTTTCACTCATTTTTTTCATGCCTATTGGAAACATTATATAAGAAGGAAACACAGCCTTACATTTATTCCATAGTTTCCAAGCAAGTTTATCAAAGTTTTCGCAGTTGGCAGATGCATGATCTAAATTTTCTTTATTGAGACTTTCGATTATACCTAAACAATCTTCAGCGTAAGCGATTTCACTGTGACCAGAATATGTGTCATCGAGATCTATTACATTCTTTGTAATCCAAGTACTATTACCAACTAAATCTTTTATCAATTTTCTTATTACAACTCTATACGAACCAAGAGGTGTAATTTCTAATTTAATTGCTCCGGGGTCGGAACCCCATTGAACAACATTTTCCCAAAAATTTACTGGATTTACATCGTTTAATTTATGTCTAACCAATTCATCCACAATTAAATTAGAATCTATGTAATTAATAGGTTTGTCGCCATCTTGCATAACGGTTCCACCTATAGTTTTTGAAGTCTGAACTTCGAAACCATAATTGGCAAATTCAAAAAATGTTTTAAAATTACTGATAATGTTTTTCATATCTATCTTATATAGAGCTACTAAGGGACAAAATGAACAAATCAAATTTTAAATTATGGCTAGAAGAAAGACGTGGGTTCGACCATTATAAGGACTTATTATTAAAGTTTTTGAACTTAGAAGGCAACAAGGATGGTATGTCTACTAGTATTAAAAGTTTAAAAGAATCTGGCTACACAAAAGAAAGTCTTAAGAAAAAAATATTAGGATTAGGAGACATTTCTGATTTAAATCAAGACGCAATCGATGCCATAATTGATATTATAGACAATAAAGACTTTTCTACTGTTGGCGATATAGTTAGAGTTTTATCCAATAATGAAATTAAATAAATTACCTGAAATTATAATACCAAATCTTGATCATACGATTAATAAAATAAATGTTTTGTATTTGGCAGACACACCAAATTGGAGTTTTCATTTCAAAGGAATAGATTACAGAAAGCATCTTCCACAATTCGATATCGATATAGGGTTCGCAAATTTAAATTGGATCGATCAAGTGGAAAAAAAACATTACGATATCATTCATCATTTGCACGAACAGTATTTTGCTGAAACTAAAGATTTAGTAAATTTTATAAAGCATCATAATTCCAAAGGAACAAAGGTTGTACTTACTATAAACGAAGTACTATCTCCTTATGACATTATGATTAAAAAAGATAGGATATCAGCATTCAATTGTGTTTCAGTAAACAATCCATATGTCTACGAAATTATGATTAAAAGTGGATTTGAAAACATACACCTTACATACGATGGCGTTGATTTGAGTACTTTCTTTATAGAAAAACCATTCGATCAAAGAGATTTTGTTGTATTTTTTTCATCAAGCGTGATGCGATTAGAACACAAGGGTTATTCTATTTTACAGGAAGTAAAAAATAAGCTATCGAATTATAAAGATATTTATTTCGCAGAAATATATGTTGATTCTTTCAACAACAAAAGAACATTAAAAGATATGAATAAAATTTACAATGAATGCAAGGTTTTTTTGTGCCTATCCAAGTCGGAAGGAGGTCCGTGTACATTATTGGAAGCATCCGCTTGCGGATGTGTTCCTGTGTGTACGGATGTTGGTTACAGTAATTATTTTCGTAATTGTAATGTTATCGAAAGAAATGTTGACTTGTGTGTTGATAAAATATTAGAATTAAAAAGCGATAAGAATAAAATTCAATTAATGCATCACGGTATTGTCGATGAAATTAAATCATGGGATTCAAAATACATGTCACAACAATGGGGTAAATTCCTAATCGATTCATATGAAGATAATAGCATCAATTGTTAAAAATGAAGAAGACATCATCGAAACATTCGTGCGTTACCACGCTGTGTATTTCGACAAAATAATAATTGTCGAACATGATAGTTCTGATAATACAAGAAAGATTCTGAAGAAATTACAAACTGAATATAAAAAACTTGATGTAATTGATGAAAAATCTGTTTGGCACATTCAATCGCAAATATCCACAAGAATATTGAATGAATATAAAGAAATCGCTGATTGGTTTGTATTTTTAGATGCGGATGAATTTATTGTTTTTGATAAAAATTTAGAAGATATAGTGTTCGAAGACAATAAATTGTTAATGGCGTGTTGGTACAATTATGTTCCTACTATAGAGACTAATGATAAAAACATATTAAACACAATAACACATAGAACAAAATCGATAAATTTAAATCAACTTAAAGCTATTGTCCATAGAAACATATTTAAATCACACGAAGGATTATATTATGTCGAAGGTCAACACGAAGTTCATTATGGAAAAAATGAATACATTAATAGAAACACCACAAAACACATTAAAATATGTCATTTTCCTATAAGAACAATAAATCAGATGAAATCTAAGTATTTAATTGGATGGTTATCTAAATTAGCAAATCCATATAATAAAAATTTAAAACCAGAATGGTCGCATTGGAAAAAAATATTTGATATGATTAAGAATAAAAAAGAAATTACCTATAAAGATTTGCAAGACACAGCTGCTGGATACACATATGATCACAAAGATTCAAAATATGATTTGATTTGTGATCCTGTGTTTAATGATGTGATTTTAAAATACAATGATTTAATAGAAGACAGGGATTCGTTTTTGAATCTTACAGATTTTTGTGAAAAATTAGCATGGGAATTTTGTCAGTCTAAATCAATATAGATTCAAAGTAGTTGCCCATTTTTGATCTGCGAATGGTAAAAATTCTCCAGAATACTTCATTCCAGAATAATGAAATGGTATAAATGTGTAAGATGGCAATATGTTTATGTTTTTGTATTTGTACTTATGGATCACATAAGTTAAAAAAATTGGGCCAACATACCACCATGCTGGCGATATAGGCAAGTTTAATTCTTCTAGATTTGATATGCAGTTTTCCATAAGTTGATTGTTAGAAGCACAACCTAAAATAGCACACGCAACTACTCCTCCTCTTATTTTTTCGTTTTCATAACAAGAAAGGAATTCGTAGTTTCTTAGTTCATCGCTTAATGGCCTTAAACATTCGCTGTCCGCATCAATGAAAAATCCGCCATATTTATACAAAATTTCATATCTCATTATATCTGCTTTACCATTAAGTTCTGGCATCTTGTCGATAAGACTTTGATTGTGAAAATTTTCTTTTTCAAGTTTTTCTTCACCCCAAAGAATGTATTCGTAATCGGGATTTTTTATTTTCCATGTGTGCATCCAATCTAAAGGTGGGTTTTTGCTTCCTATCCACAATTGATGTATTTTTTTTGGAATGTTGTTTTCTATTATTTTTGGTTCTATCTTGAAAAAAGGAGTTTTTATCAAGATAGAAGTTTCATCGAATGAAGGGAAATTCATTTAATTCTCGCATTTACTTTTTTGAATTCTAAGGTACTCTGATCTTTTAACAATTGGAGTCAACATGAGTCCTAACATATCAGATTGGATTTTGGCCAGTATACAAATGGAAGATCCTTCTTTATATCAAGAGCTTTGTCAATTGTTATCTGAAAGAAAAAAGAAAATAGAACAAGGCGATAACAATGAAGAAAAACCATGTGACGACATTTGATCGGAATTTTTGTTCGTTATTACAGCCCAACAAGATAAGGAAGTCACTATGAAATACGCATCTATAGATATTGAAACAAGCGGATTAGATCCTAAGAATCATGATATTTTAGAATTTGCAGCGGTTCTTGATGATTTGAAGAATCCTTTACCGATAAAAGACTTACCAGTTTTTCATTATCATTTAAATAAAAAAGAACCTTATTGTGTCGATCCTAAAGCGATTAAGATACATAGTAGGAATATATTGTTAGATATTTCTAACAAAGTCGAAAACAATTCGCCTTACATCTGCTATCCAGAAGAATTGTTCACAAGACTAAGTAATTTTCTTTTCGTGAACGGTTACAACGATGATAATGAGAAAATATATTTAAATGTTGCTGGTAAAAATTTCGCAACATTTGATTTAATGTTCTTGCAAGAAAAAATACAAAAAAATGATTGGTCTAACATTTCGTTTCGATCTAGGATGATAGATCCTGCTATACTATATTTTGATCATTTAAAAGACAATCATTTGCCCAACATGGAAACATGTTTAGACAGAGCTTCTATTAGGGAAAAGGTAACGCATAACGCTGTGGATGATGCCATACAAGTAATAAAGCTAATTAGGCGTAAATACAAAATACACTTTTAAATTAGAGAAAAATTAACATGTCGAATAATCCGCAAGATAACGATGTTGTTTTAACCATAAACAACGATGTTTCTATTTGTACCACCACCAATCAAGACATTCTAAATATTTTATGGCAAAGTCTTAGGTTTAGAGATAGAAATTATTTCCATAATAGAAGATACAAACAAAAGTTATGGGATGGATACATTGATTTTTTCAATAAGACTAGCGGTAAATTTTTGACTGGATTATTGCCAGAAGTAATCTTGGTGATAAAACATCATAATCTTAAAATATCATACAACGATAAAAGAGCTAAAACTAAATTTGCGATTGAAAGCATAGACAAAGATTATCTTAAATTTAAAAATCCAAGTCTCGAATTACACGACTATCAAGTTGATTTTGTGAATCAAATTATAAAACACAAGAGAGGAGTGATTTACGCTCCTACATCTGCTGGTAAAAGTTTTATTATGGTAAGTATAATAAAATCATTGCCACCTAATACTCCTATATTGGTTTTGCAAAATAGAGTTGGATTGGCATCACAAAACTACGAAGAAATCAAAAGCTGGGACATACCCAATGTTGGTTGTCTATGGGGAAAAGAAGTACACCCCAACATAATAACTGTTGCAAGTGTTCAATCGATTTCAAAAATTGAAAATCTTTTGCCAAAAATAAAAGTTCTTATAGTCGATGAAATACACGACATGATGTCATCGGGTCCTAAATCTGTTTACAAGAAGTTAAAAGGAACTGATATAAGAGTTGCATTGAGTGCCACTCCATTCAAATTTGGAGAAAAAGACAAGGTACAAAAGTATGGTGTGAAAGGATTTTTTGGTCCAGTACTTAAAACAAATTCTGTAGAGTCTGGAATTCTAACCACTAAAGAATTACAAAACAGAGGTATATTATCTGCATCAAAAGGTTATTTTATGCCAGTCAAATCGCCTGATTTGCCACACGATATTTATATCGATGCTGTAACCAGAGGCATAGCGGAAAACAACGAGTTTCATGATATGGTTAAAGAAATAGCAATAAGACAAAAAGGAAGAACTTTGATTTTGGTGGATAGAATCGCACACGGAGACACATTACATAAAATGATTCCAAACTCTTTATGGGTTCAAGGAAAAGACGATTCGGCAACGAGGAAATTTGTAATAAAAGAATTGCAACATAGTAAAGAAAATTTAATAGCTATTGCGACTCAACAAATATTTAATACCGGAATTAATGTGTTTTTACATCAATTGATCAATGCGGCTGGTGGGCAAGCCGACCATCAAATCATACAGCGTATGGGTCGTGGATTGAGAGTGTCTTCAGATAAAGAAGACTTGAAATATTTTGATTTTATATTTGATATAAATCCTTATTTATTAGAACATAGCAAAAAACGCATTAAAATTTTAAAAGATCAAGGTCATATTATTAAAGAAATAACCTTAGATGAAGCGTTAATTGTTTAAATTGATTTTATTTTATTTTTTTGACACAGTTCTAAAAATTTATCAATATCGTATTTAGCAAAATTAATATCTATGTTGTTTTTTTTAATTCTTTCTTGTAGTCTTTCGCTTGGCTTTAAATTGTATTTTTTGCATATTTTAATCGCATTATACATATACATAATATCACGTTCTTTGCCTGAAATCGAATAATTGTGCTTCAAGTGTAATTCCAAACATGGTATGGTTTCAAAATCGAATCTTTTTAAATAAGTTTTATAATAATAATCTGTATCAGCCAAGGCTGGTCCTTCAAACGCAAGACTCAATCCTCCTGATTTATAATAACTTGTTTTGGTGAAACCAGTGTTTCCACTCATTGGATTTTTACCCATGCTTAGAAATTTCATATTCGGAGGACATGGAAGTCTATGATCTTCTGCATATGAATCCCAATGAAGATATGGATTTTGTCGGCATTCTTTTATGAAATCTATAGAACAATGTTGTTTCATAGCGACTATTTGAGAAGAATAAATAAAAGTATTATCTTTTATTTTTCGTTGTAATGTTTGCAAATAATGTATTGGCAATATTCTGTCGGAATCTAGATACCATATTTTTTCGTATGCTGATTTTTCGATTCCAAGATTCCAAGCAGCCGCCCAATTAAAGTATTTGTTTGGTCTTTTACAGAAAAATATTTCAAAATCTTCTGGATAAACATTAGTTTCTTCGCCATCTACAATTAATATTTTTTGACAATCTTCATATCCCGGCATTTCTTGCAAACACTCATAGAATATTTCAAATTGTTCTATTCTGTCTACGGAATATATTACAAATATACTTAACATATAATTATATATAAAGTAAAATTAAAATAAAGTTGGAATCCAGATGATGCTATTTCTGGCACGACTAGCAGCTGTATACCGCCAGCGTGATGTGTCGCAAAAATTATTCTTTTCTTCGTATACGATTATATCATCCCATTCATCTCCTTGAGCTTTGTGACATGTTATTGCATATGCGTAATCAAAAGGATTTTTAGTACTTCTTTCTTTTCTAAAATCGTTTTTTTCTTTTCCAAACTGATCAGGATCGTATGGTACATTTTTGTAATTTACATTGTTAGATGTAAAAGATAGTTTTTCGTTTTTATGAACTTTTGTCACTATTCCTTGCATTCCATTGAATAGCCCTTCGAGATGATTGTTTTTTAGGCATATTATTTTTTCACCAATAGCAATATATGAAAAATGAATTTTCTTATATTCTCTTACTGTGGTGTTTATTTTTGTTCTAGTTTTATTGTAAAGACATATTACTTGATCGTAATCTGCATAATGATTCGGTTTAACGGCTGAACAAGTTACAATCTGAACTCGACTGCTACTAGGGAAAGATGCTGGCGATTTACCTTTTCTTAGATGTTCAGCAAAGTGAGCTATTTCTCCAGAATTTCTATGTATTTCTTCTAATTTTAAATCTGGATCACGCATTAAATTAAAATCATTAGCATTGCTAATTGGTTCTAATTGACCATGATCTCCAACAAATATCAAAGGTAGTCCTGTGTTTACCAAGTCGTTGTATATAACAGAATCCACCATAGAAGATTCATCTACGATTATAATGTCGCAATTTTTTGTTATATTATAACTGCATACTGGCATCCACCCTTCGACATTGCCTTCGTGATCAATCATTGGAGTATAAAGTAAGCTATGAATTGTTTGACATGGTACATCTTTGTTTTTTAAAACATTTACTGCTTTTCCTGTATACGCAAGAACGATTGGTCTTATTCCAGATTCTTCGTATTTATCGACAAGATTGCTGATAATGGTGGTCTTACCAGTTCCGGCATATCCACCAAGAGTTTGCACTTGTTGTTTTTGATGATTGTGAAAAAGATGATCTATTGCACTTTGTTGTTCTGATGAAAGCATTTTTCGCTTCCTAGCGTTAGCCTTGTGATAACCATTCCTTGAAATTTAACTTAGAGAACATGTTAAGTGGTCTGCTCGGATCTTGCAATAGTTTTTTAATTTCTTTTTCCGCTTCTGTGTCTAGCAATACCTTCCATGCTTTTTCTCTTGTGTGTCTTGTGTATTTTTTGAATACCTTGGATAAATTGTCTGCGATATCGACAATTGCACTTTTTATTCCAGAATCTACTTTTTTATTATCTTTTTTATTATCTGCCATTTTATCCTCGTGTTTTGCTTTGTATATAAAATACATAAGATTTTTTACCCATACCTTCTTCTTCGAGACTTGGAGAAGATGTTTCTCTAAAAGAAATATTTAATTTTGTATTTTCGTTCTCGTATTTTAAAAATTCTTTTAGCCTAGAAATTACAGATTTTATAAATTCTGTGCTGCCAGTTATGCGAATAGCGTCTTCACTAAAGGTCGAACCTTTGTGGTCGCTATCGACTGGTTTCATTGCGATAGGCGTTCCTAGAGGAAGTCCTTGCCAAAGTTTTATGACTTCTTCTTTGCTCATGCTCCATTTTTCGCTAGTCTGTCGCAATTGTTTCTGATCAAATGATTGTTGCCGACTGATCAATCGTTGTGGAACAGGGGATTTAGCAGTGTTTGAGTCTACATTGCCGACAAATGTAGAGTCTACTCCTTCTTGTTCTTTCAAATTTATATATTCTGAAAATTTAATCATATTTGTATTTAATGTTTGGGTATCAAATTTTTAAATAAAAAGAGCCTTGGTAGCTTAATAATTTTTTAGCTACCAAGGCTACACCTTATATTCCTCGTAAAAATTATGTGTGGTTTTGATTGGGTAAGTACCAACACACATTTTTGAGGAGAAGCAATATTCATCCTATAGGTTTATTATATAGTCATTATTACTAAAAAAAAAATAAATATCTTATATAAATAGATTATGCAAACATTTTTAGAATTTATTAAAGTACGAAGCAGTATCTTTATGGAAGCTACTCCTCCTCCAGCAGCAGGAGCAGCACCTCCCGGTGGAGGCATGCCACCAGAAGCAGCCCCTCCTCCCGGTGGCGGTATGCCACCAGCAGCTATGGGTGGAGGTGCGCCCCCACCAGCTATGGGCGGTGGGGGAGGCGGTGGTGGTGGCATGCCACCAGCTATGGGTGGTGGAGGTGCGCCAACTGGACCTGTTCAAAAACCTGTTGCAGCAAAAATATTAGCAAAAGATGTTTGGGAACTTATAGAAAAAAAATATGGTGACAAAAAATCTGAAAAGTAATATTGAAATATATTTTTAATCATGTTAATTTAACAAATGCATATGATTTAAATTTTCAGCACTAATTAAAGATAAAATTTCATGAATAAAGTTCTTCTTTTTTCAGATATTCATATTGCGACCCATAAAAGAAAAACAGAGAGATTAAATGATTGTCTTGATGTTTTAGATTGGGTCTTTCAGACGGCAGAAAAAAACAATATTAAAAATATTATTTTTGGTGGCGATTTATTTCACGACAGACAAAAAATAGAAATTTTCGCCTATCAAAAAACATATGAAATTATAAGAAAATGGTTAAACACTAAAAAGTTTAATTTATATTTGTTGCTCGGTAATCACGATTTGTGGTTCAATGAAAAAACTAATATAAGTAGTGTGATTCCATTTTCAGATATTTCAAATATTCGTGTGATATCTGAAGTCGAAAGAATTAAAATAGATGATCACAATTGGGATTTCATTCCCTTCACACACGACCCAATCGTTTCAATAAAAAAATTAAATGAATTAGATGGTAAAAAAGAGTACGCCATTGGTCACTTGGCCATAGACGGAGCCAAGTTACATACTAATGTTATTTCTGATGTTGTCATAGAGCATGATGGAGACATGGTTGTTGTTAAATCGGAAATATTCAAAGGATACAAGCATGTTTTTTTAGGTCATTATCACGCTAGTCAAAAATTAGATGTGAATGTTGAATACATTGGTTCTCCATTGCAACTTTCGTTTGGAGAAGCATTCCAAGAAAAACATTTAATTATTTTTGATCAAGACAAAAAAGAATGCGAATACATATTGAACGATTTCAGTCCAAAACACTTAATCATTAAATCAGAAGATATCGACAAACATGATCTTGAAAATAATTTCGTCAGAGTTTCGGTTAATGACATTTCGTCTTTGGATGTTTTAAATTTAAAAAAAGAAATAATTTCTGAAAACAAATTAGGTTCTTTAGAAATAAAGCAAGTAAAAGAGAATTTATCAGAACACAAAATCGATAATGCAAAATCAATTTTATCAAAAGGTTCCGACATGTTGAAAGAGTACATTAAAGTTGTTCCACACGAAGGTCTTGATGAGAGTAAACTTTTAGAAATTGGAAACATTATTTGCTCTGAGTCGAACTAATAAAATATAATCAAAATTCTAAAGAATCAGTCTTGCTAAAACAAATAATTTATAGTTATTTGTACCAATGAAAAATTTAAAATTCAAACACATATCTGCCTATAATTTCCTTTGTTTTGGGCCAGAAGGAATAGAAATTAATTTTGAAGACCATTCAAATGTAATTTTCATTCAAGGATTAAACAAAGACGCTAAATCGAACAACGAAGACGCTTCATTATCGGAAGAAAATAAAATATCCAGCAATGGTAGTGGAAAGTCAAGCATACAAGAAATAATCGTCTATGGATTATTCGGCAAGACCGTTAAAAAACACACGGCACTTAAAAAAGATGGGGTGATTCATAATTTAGTAGGTAAGAATTGCAAGGTCGTAATCATTTGGGATGACTTCAAAATTGTTAGAACAAGAAGTAAAAACACTTTGCGACTTTGGGAAAGCGAAGAACATAAATGGGATGACACCACAGAAATAACTACTGGTTCTATGGATGAAACTCAAGTTTTAATCGAAGACAAATTAGGATTAAACTACGAAACATTTTTAAGTATATGTGTTTTCTCAGATGATCAAAGCAATAGTTTTCTCGAAAGCGAAACACCAGTAAAAAGACAAATTATTGAAAACTTATTGTCATTAGGTGTTTATAGAAAATGGCAAGAAAAAGCAAACGAAGGATACAAAAATAAAAAATCTAATATCGCTTCATCGACTAAAGAATACGAACTAATGGATTCTCACAAGAAATCATTAGAAGCAAAACAAGAGCAATTAAAATTCAAAAGCACTTCGTGGCAAGATTCTATAAAATCAGAAATACAAAAACTTAAAAATGATCTTGTACTATGCGAAAAAGAATTAGAAAATTCCGATTACTCAGAATTAATTGACATTTACAACACAGCGCAAAATAGAATTAAAGAACTTAATGATTTAATTGAAGAAAACAAAATATCATTTAAAAAACTAGCTGATAAAAAAGAATTCATAGATGATAAAAAAATAAAAATTACAAACGAGATCGAAGCTATAAGGCCTTTAATTGCAGAAATAAAACTTGTTTGCAGAGATCTTAAAAATAAAATAAACGACATACAATCACATATAGACTCGTTAGCTTCTAAAAAAGATCATAAAGTTTGTAATTATTGTCATGGAGAAATAGACCCGAATAATATCGACTTCGTAATCAAAGAAGAAACAAATGTAATTGAAAAATTAAAATTGCAAATAAAAGAAAAACTAAACGAATTAGTTCCTTTGGAACAACAACAACAAGAAAAAACTGAAAACTTTAATAAAGTTATATCAATAGAATTAGAATTTAAAACAAAATTAAACGAACTAAAAACAAAGATAGAAAACGACACTAAGGAATTGTTAGAAAAAAGTAAAATCAAAGAACCACAAGCCGAATCTAAAACAATCGAACTTCAAACAAAAATAAAACAAATCAAAGAATCTATAAATCAAAAAATATTAGATGTTGCGAATAATGATCCTTATACAGAAATGATAAAAACAGGCAAAGAAGAAATCGATGATTGCGTGGTAAAGAACGATGCGAAAATAAAAGAAATAAAATCAATAGAAGAAGAAATTCCATATTATCAATTTTGGTCTCAAGGTTTTGGCGACAAAGGTATAAGAAAAATAATTGTGGATGAAATAATTCCTCAATTAAATAATCGTATAGCTTTTTGGCTTCAATATTTAAACGATAATGTAATTGATCTTAAATTCGACAGTGAATTCAATGAAGTAATTGAAAGAAATCCTCCAGATGGAACTCCTTATATTTATTACGCAATGTCTGCTGGTCAAAGAAGAAGATTGAATTTGGCTGTTTCACAAGCATTTGCTGATGTCATGAGTGTTACTGCTGGCTGTTCTCCTTCTTTGATGTTCTTAGATGAAGTTACAACAAACATAGATCCTTTAGGAGTACAAGGGATTCACAATATAATTCACGCTTTAAGTGAGGAAAAACAGGTTTTTATAACAAGTCACGATCAAGATTTGATTAAAATGTTAGAAGGTTCTGATGTTATTCAATTAATTCATCAAAATGGTTTTACTAAAATTAAAAAAGATTAATTTTTTTTGATAAAAATGAAAACTTTAATCTTAAATACTTTCCCTAGAATTTTTAACTGGAGTTTGAATGTCAACTAAAGCATTGTCGGATTATACTTTTGCAAGTCGTTATGCACGATACGATAAAACTAAAAAAAGAAGAGAAACTTGGCACGAAGCTATTGAGCGTGTTAAAGGCATGCATCTTACAAAATACCCAATGGTAGCAGATGACATTAATTGGGCATTTGAACATGTTCACAATAAAGTAGCACTTGGTAGCCAAAGAGCTTTGCAATTTGGTGGAGATCCAATTTTAAAGCGTAATGCAAAAATTTATAATTGCATTAGTTCTTACTGTGATAGACCTAGATTTTTTCAGGAATGTACTTGGCTTCTTCTTAATGGTTGCGGAACCGGATTCTCTGTTCAACGACATCATGTTGATAAATTACCAGAGTTTCACATTACTAAATCAACTGATTTATCAGAAGAAAAAATTTATAAAATTGATGATAGTATAGAAGGATGGTCAGATGCTCTTGGAGTATTAACTGCAAGCTATAGTCCGCATTCAGAATATTCTGATTTTTATGGCAAAAAAGTAACTTTTGATTATTCTGCTATTAGACCAAAAGGTTCATCTTTATCTTATGGTGTAGGCAAAGCACCCGGACACGAACCACTTGAAAGAGCATTAGAAAAAATTCGTCAAGTTTTTAACAAGTCTGTTGATTCTGGCAATAAAAAATTAAGAACAATTGATGCATACGACATAATAATGCATGCTTCTGATGCTGTATTGTCAGGTGGGGTGCGCAGAAGTGCGTGTCTTGCTATGTTTAGTGTCGATGATGAATTGATGCTTAATGCTAAAATTGGAGATTGGTATTATGAAAATCCACAAAGAGGAAGATCTAATAATAGTGCATTATTGTTAAAAAACAGTACAGGAAGAGAAGACTATCATCGTTTATTCGAATCTACTAGACAATTTGGAGAGCCGGGAATTATTTGGAGTCATAGTACTGAATCTTTATTTAATCCCTGCGTTACAGCAGACACTATTATTACTACAAAAGATGGCACTGATATAGTTTCTGAGTTAATCGGAAAACAATTTAATGCCTTGGTAGATGGCAAGGTATATTTTTCAAATGAAAAAGGGTTTTGGAAAACAGGGAATAAAGAAGTTGTTAAATTGGCTTTTGCTTCTGGTCGTGAATTAAAATGCACTCCAAACCATCAAATATTGACTGTTGATGGCTGGAAAGAAGCAAAGGATATTACTTCTGAAGATAAAGTAATAATTAACAATCATTCTAATTTCAATGATAAAAATATTGATATATATTCCTCTGATTATGCTAAAGGTTATTTGCTAGGGTCTTTTATTGGTGACGGTAACTTATCA